TCAGTTTTGTTATCCCAAGTCGAAGACTCTGGAGTGGTTTCAAAGTAAGTGTCAGCCTCAGCCAAAGTTACATAGCTGTTAGCTGTTGCACTCTTCAGCGTGGCGATGATAGTTGCAGCCACAATTCACTCAGTAAATAATGCTTACAGTCTAGCGTTAAGAAAAAACCCCACCCATGCAGACCAAAGCACTCGGTGGGGTCCATCTCGCTCTCTCTAATTATGAATTAAAGAGTAGAGGTATCAAGAGGTGTGTTAACAGTTAGTTGAACCAAAGGAATTAGATCAACGTTGTATGTAGCACCCCACTTAGCAGAAGCGCCAAGGTTGGAGTTGGTTGGGTTGTCACCAGCGTCTACCCACTTAGTACCCATTACGTGATACGCAGTGTGGTAATCAACTGAGAGAACGTCCTGCTTGGACAAGATGTTGCGATCAGCTTCAATCTTAAGATCTTGCTGAACACCTTCCATAATTGTGCCGCCCTTAGTTAGGTAGCAGTAGTACTCCTTGATGTGACCAGAGGCACCAGGTTGAACTGCGTTCACCTGAGAATCCATGATTACATTCAAGCCAGCAAACTGACCGATGCTCTGAGCGCCAACGCCAACACCGCCGCCACCCCAGGTGACTGCGCCACCAGAAGTTAAGGAAGAAGTAGAGAAGGTTAGGAGACCTAACTGATACAGGTAGAAACCAACGTTAGGGTGAACGATGATTGTGTCCAATTCATCGCCACGCTCTCCAAGGAGTGCGCGAGCACGTGCAACGTTAGAACCTGACAGATAGTTAGCTTCAGCAGCACCAGAGGCAGCAGCCTTAGCAAGGTCAAGCTTGTTTGTAGTTAGAGCTGAACCGAAGAGACCGTGTAGCTGATAGAACAGACGTTGGCTGTTTAGCTTGTTGATCGCATCTGCCATCTGGTTGCGGATGTGAAGCATTGGATCTTCACCAGCAGCCAAAACAGCAATATCATCAACCGCATAGGCAAAGCCTCTATGGCAGATGGATGCAATCTGGGTGTCTGTACTGATTTTCTGTGGTGTTAAGTAACCAGCAGAACTCGTACCCCAAGTGGCTGTTCCATCCATGATCTCCTCTGTTGGAGCGATCGGATTGAACTCAGGAACTTGAATACGTGTACCGCCTTCCTTAGCATCTAAGAAAGAATTACGAACAACAGCGCCACTCTTAATGAATAGACTGCGCTCAACAATGGCCTCACTTACATAGCGGGCCAGATTATTCCTTTTTACAATGTCCGCAAGAAGGACACCGCCGGAATAATTCTGAAACGGGGCTGCCATTTCAAATAACGGGAATTAGGTTTGCGAGGTCCAAGTCACGGACTCGGTTGTTAATTTCACGGAAACTAACTAAGTTTGAGCCTCCCTCTTGAGCACGGCTGCAAGATCAGGCTCGGTAGCTTCAAGGGCCATTTGCCTTGTAATGTTTATACTACCGTCTTTCCAGGGATTAGGCATTCCTGGAGATACAGCAGAGTTAGGAGTTGGTTTAGCTCCCATCCCTGCTGCACTGCTTGGTTTGAAGTGGTGTTCCCATCCAGAACCAGGGTTTTTTAGGTTCCCTATATAAGTTCCTAAATCTTGTTCTACTCCGCCATTTAAAACAACAACTTTACCCTCATTGTTCTTTTTGAGGTTCGCAGCAAGGAGAGATAATGTTTGCTCAGCATTTATAGCCCCAGAATCACTAATTGCTGCTAAAGCCGCAGTTTTTGTTGTTTCTGCTTCGTTAGTAGCCTTCAAATCACCTAATTCACGATTTAAATCGCTAATTTTCTGCTCTTTGTCTTGAGCAGTCTTATTTGCCTCTTCCCAAAGATCCTTCCACTGTCCTTGGTCTTGGAGCGTCTTTTTGCGTGCCTCTTCTTGTTTACCATAAACCTCGTCAAGTTTTCTCTTGACTCCTACTCGATCCTCCTTTGCACTGTCTAATTCTTTCCTTAAAGCAGCAATTTGACTCTCATACTCTGCTTTTAAGGCCCCTACATTAGGAGCTTCAGGGGAGGGGGTGTTTGCAGGAGTCTCAGCCACGGGCTGTTCAGTGGGAGCCACGGACTCCGACTGGATGACTTGTTCTTCAACCATAATTAAGCGCTAGTTTTGGGTGAGGTGACTTCTTTTTGTTGCTTGGCAGTTAAATCAGCAGGAGTGACTGCTTTAACTTTTGCAGGCTTTGGAGGAACAGGAGTAGGAGTGGTTGCAGGCTTTTGAGGAGCAGGACCATCAAGATCCTCTGCCCTTACGCCGTCAACACTGACCCATTTCCCATTTACCAACTCAACTGATGGCATGATTAAATTGCACCTACAACTATCTTAGTGTATTAGACAAACGTTAATTGTTCAACTATGACTCGTTATCTGTCGGTAATATCTCTCCTTGAACTAAAACTTGCCTAAATTCTTCTCTATCAATGATCTTTTGCTCGAATAATGTCGTCAGAGCAGTTATATCTTGCCCAATTAGACGCTCAATATCCAAATCACGGTTAATTTTAACTTCAGGGGGTTCTAAACCTAAGTAATTAGCAGATAAAACGAAAGCTTTTTGCAGTTTCTGCTCTAAATCAAGCGAAACCATAGAAAGCATTGAATTTGTGTCCAATCTGTCTAATCTCCTCGCATCAGCAGTTTCTGCAACGAATTTTTGTTGAGAAAGGGTGCTAATTCCTAATGTTGCCATCTGACGTTGTAATTCTTCTATCTCTGCTGATTGCGCTTCAAATGCACTCGAAGCTGGCTCAACGTAATAAACCTTATTGCCTGGTTGAGTTGCCATTGCGTAATTAACGCTAATAGCCATGTCCTTCATCTGATCATCCCAACCCTCAAGCACCAAAGTTGGCTGTGAAGCAACATGCAAACTATGTATTAAGTCAGCTTGGCGTTGGAAATGAGACAGATTTAAGTAAGCAATATCTAAAAGTGGAGGCTTACTCGTCAAAGTGTCAGTTTTACCTGCATAAACCGTCGCTAAAGGTATTTCACCCAAGCTAAATTCACCAGATTCCACTAATTCATAGTCTTTTGCTTCAATTGGAACGTCAAATCTTCCTGAATTTGCCATCCCTTCGACAAACATATCTTTGGTCTGTTCTTTCTGCCTGAAAACACGATATTTACCTGGCTCAATAACTCTTATTTGGTCATAAACTTTCTCTCCAAAATCCCCATCAGGCACAACTGCCTTCTCACCAATGCGGACTTGGATCAAATTACCGTAATTGACTTCCCTATCAAGACGCCAACCATAAATATTGGCTGGATCTACTTCAATCCAATAGGGACGACGATTTTGTGCCCGCTCTTCAGCAAGGCTTTTTGCCCCTCTCGGAGCAGGAAAATCCACCAGAGTGTGACTATGCCCATAAGTAAGAGCACATACAAGAACTCGACGGGCATATTCATCTAGATCTGAACCGCAACCGTCTACATCTTTAGCAAAAACATCTGTCCAATAAGGATCACCAGACAGAGTTATGGGCTTTCGAAGAATTAAACCTGTTGCTGCTCGAACTAAACGCTGTGTATAAGGAGAAAAAACAGCTCGGTTCACACGCGCTAAATAAGCGGTGTAATCCTCACGAGGTTCCAAAGGTAAAAACGCCTCTGAATTTTCGCGTAAGTACTCCGTCCCTAGCGTTACCGCTTTCATGATTTCCCAGCCCTTCATCATTTCCAGCACTGCTGCTGTACGTGTGAAGGGGCTATCAGCTCCACCTACATAGGAAGAGCTAACTTGATGGGTGCGAATTGGGCCAGGGACGGAATACGTCACGAAATTACCCCTTTGTTATTTCAGCTCCTTAATAAGCGTCAGCTGTGAGTGCTCCATTAAGCTGGAAGCTAACATTGATCACCTGTAGATCTCCGACAGTTGTGCCGAACTCTGTTCCTGTGATTAACCCGTTAAAGGCAATCTTCTTAGAACCAGAAGTGTTCAAATACAACTCGAATTGAGCATCCGCAGGGTCGTTTGCCACCAAAATATCTTTGATGAACTCGTTGGTTTCATCTCCAGAACTTGCTGTATATAGCAATTCAACAGAGCCAGAGCCGTTGATAAAGCTACCTACATAGGTGCGGATTGTGTCTCCTTGAGCAGTCGTGTCAAGAACGTCCTTGCTCAGAGAGAAAGTCCAGCTACGTGTAGAGGCAACAGTGGCAACAGTGCCAGTGCCGTTCTTAAACTTAACTGAACCTTCTTCGCCACGATAAAAGGCCATGACCTAATGGAAAAAAAAGGGGTATGCCGTTAGTTTAACTCTTTCCGTCTGTTTTTACAGGGGTTTTGTCACTTGCTTTTTTGGGATTTTTCTGCTTATTCATATATTGTTCGCATCTTGGATCCCATAAACCAGGAGTTCTGGAGCCTTTAACAGCTTCGATAGCATCAAGCATCTCCTCGGTGATTTCCCTGGCCATACGTTAAATGTCAGTAAATTCTGTAACTAGTTTGCCCTAATGTCTCTGGTTTTGCCAAATTGAACTGTTGTAAACATAAATATCCGAAGGCATCAAACGCATGGTCCACTCCTAAATTCTTATTCGGAAGCCCTGTGTTGGGTGTATAAGTCAGAGTTCTTAAAGACTTAATTAATTGTTTGCATTTTGGATGGATTAACGCCCTTCGTGTTCCCTCGGCATCTAATAAAGCGGTATTAACTGCTGTAATTTTATCCCTTATCTTCCATGCAGCTCTAGGACTTGAAACTGTAAATCCACTCCTACGTAAAAT